GTCACCTTCTGAGTGTTTGGTAGCGTAAGCTCCAACTCAGTAGGCTCTGACCTCCGGCCTCAACGATCGATCGTTGTGGAAATTTGTATCCTTGGACCGCGCCTCGCTGGCGCGGGTTCCGTTACACGAATGTTGGCAAATTGCTAGAGCCGCATCGTATCGGATTCACCGAGAGTGAAATGTGTATTTATTAGTGTGTGTCGAGGGATTATTGTCCTCATTGTTCAATGTTTGAATGTTGATGTATTTGTATTTATTTGTATTTATTAGAAGAACATCGGTGTTCTAAAGTCGAGTTGGATCTGCACGCCGTTCGTGATTTGTTTCACAGAACGCGGGGGGGGGCCTAGATGAGGCAGAGGCACTGCTGTCTCCTCTACGGCCACCCCGTGCAACTGAGCCAGGAGATTCTCATCTCCGATGTCACTTTGGAAAACGACATCCATTTGCTCTAGCACCTTGCGATCCTCAAGGACCCTCTCGTCTAACATTTTGCCCGGAACGGCACCACCCTTCTTCGGATCCCAGAGTCTGCGATTTGTCTTCAGGACATCACGCGCTGGTCCATCGGCCAACTCCTTGTAGATTGTTTCAAGTTCGACATCACTGTCAAACAAGAGATTCATCACACCAAGTTGAGATAGCCTTTGGTAAGCGCCAATGCCTGTGACCTCGCCGTCCTCGGTTTCCGTCGGTCGGGGTAGATACCGCTGTGCTTCCGTCTTAATTGCCCATGGCGTCTTGAGTGCGGCGCTCCCAATATCGGCGGGCCTTCCTCCAGACTTGTTCCAGTTCAGGATGATGCGTAAAGCAATCTTCCTGTCCAGGTCCGAGTTTCTGTCGGTTGGCCGTACCTTTGGTAGCCCCAAGCCCCCAAGCCATGTTGGCATGTAGTATGGTAGCCCAGAAGCCTTGAATTCAGCCGCGTTCTCACGCATAAAGTGTGTAAACACGGCCTCTTTCAGGCGTTCAGGTGTCGACTCCATCAAGTTCGCAGCCCGTGCAGACGGTGACTTCCTGTCATCCGTCAAGCGTTCTAGCTTGTTACTTCCATCCTCAGCTCGTGTCTTGCCCATAATCAATCCCATGTTGACGAACTTCGTCTTCTCGTAATTGATCTTGCGCTCGACTGTGCGCACGTGTCCCTGGTGCATCCGCCGCTTTTTAACAGTGGTGGGTTCGTCAAGGACGTTGTACGCACGTGAGTTGATGGTGAAGAACTGTTTCGACTCGAAAGTCTTTCCGACCGAAAGCTTCAGTCCGGCAACAGCCGTAACTCGCCCATAGATCGCAAATGCACTCGCATTGCTCTTGAAAACTACATCGTCACCGTTGATGGCAATGCAAGCCGTCTTCAAGTCGATTACCCGCCGTTCCGCAATCTCCATCGCCCATCGTGTCATTGCTGCATTTATAATGCACAACACAGGGAAAGAAACAACGGAGCCCATCAGTTGGCCCCATTTCTGTTCCCGCATTCGGACGCCGCTCCCATCCGGACTCAAATCTAGAAAGATATGATCCGTAAGAGCACGGCGAAAGAGCTCATGTTCTCGCTCAGTCAGCTCCATACACTCCGCA